CCGCAAAACCTGCGGATGCCGTCGCCGAAGCCGTAGCCGCAGCCGTCGCCGAAGCCGTAGCCGGAGCCGAAGCCGCAGCCGTCGCCGAAGCCGTCTCCGGAGTCGGAGCCGCAGCCGCAGCCGTAGCCGTAGCCGGAGCCGCAGCCGGAGCCGGAGCCGTCGCCGGGGACGCCGACGTAGCCGGAGCCGTCGCCGGAGCCGTCTCCGGAGTCGGAGCCGCAGCCGCAGCCGTAGCCGTCGACGGGGGCCGCCTGCGCGAAGCGCGCGGCATCATTTACCGTTTCCATACCCGGACCCCCGATAGGGCCTTGACGGCCCTCTCACTGCACGCGACGATCTGAATCGCGTCCGTGATGGTCATCTCCGGCACGACCACGGTAAACTTGCAGTTGGCCGGGTCTGTCACTCCGTCAACCGCTAACTGCTCCACGGCGCAGGCTCCGGACCAATACCAGAGCTTGCGAACAGCGCGCAGCTCGACTTCCTGACCGTTCCGCGCAGCGACCTGCCCGAAAAAGACGCCGCTGCGATCGCCTCTGACGATGTAATACTTGTCCATTTTTTGTCTCCTTATCATCATTTTTTTGGTTTTCCTTGCGTTTCTCGTCCGCGCGGCGGCGGTTATATTCCTTCTGGCGGGCCATCAAGGCCTCCCGATCACCCGGCACCCGCCGCGCAGGCCGTCGCGATCAAACTCCACGACGTACCGGTTGTTTTTGTCCGGCCCGCTGCGGATCACGCCGAGGCCGTAGTGCCACGTCCCCGTGCACACCGCCAGCACCCGCTCGCCGGGCTCCCACTTGTGTCTTCTCTCCATGCTGTTCAGCTCCTTCCTTATGTTCGCGGCCGGGCAGCGCCACAGCGGCGTGCTCGGCCATTTTGCGCAGAGCGGCGCGTGCTCGACCACGCGCCCCGTCAC